AGCTTGGCCGCGTCGGGCTCGCTCGATCGAGGCCGGCCCGCGCCGGGCTTGCGGCCGCCCGTGCGCCCGCCGCGCCCCGGGTCCGGGGGGGGGCGCCCCCGCCCCGCCCCCGCCGCCCCCCCCC